GAGAGCAAACAAAAAGAACATAAGACATCAAACAAATGTTTATCTGATGTAATACAAATGTTTATCTGATGTAATACAAATGATACAAGACCAAAGACTTGATGGATTTCTAGGAAAACATAAGGAAAACAGTGGTTTACCCCTAGTCCCTTGATTTAATTGATCGATTTGTAAACCATAAGGAAACAAAGGGGGAACTCCGTCTTCGCTACATACGTCAACCCCTTCAGATTTTTTTGCCAATTTTACATCCAGGTCAAATGTTTCTCTTGGTATCCCTTACCAATCACATGTGACATAAATCTTTCTAGCTCTTTATCCATGAGGTCATTCTTACGATCCCTGATCTGTTGGTCTGCATCAGCAGCCATCTGTTCGACCCAGTATGCAATAGCCATACTTAAGGCATCCAAGCGGTCATCATGTGCTAAAGCACCACGATCCTTAGTGATTCTAGTGAACTGATGGAACAACATGTACTTGGCTTGTTTTTCTGCTGCATAGTCCTTGACAGATTTGTAGTCATGATCTATAATACTTTTGTTTACTATTAGTCTATGTTGGTTACATACAGGTTCTAACGTGTCTACTATACGTTTCTCCTTTTGTATATTACTTCTTACTTCTTCTAGTGTAACACTATAGATCTTACTTAAGACTGGTTTTAGAAGTTCTAAGAACATTCCGTCACCAAAGTTACTCTCAATCAACACTACGTTCACCTTGTTTCTCTTAGCAACTACGCTAAGGAACTCAAGGTTCTCCTTTCGGTACCCACCTTGGATACCTCCGCATTCTAGGACATAGAGGTAACCATTGAGCATCTTTACTACTGCATATCCTGTTTCGTCTTTACCTCTACCTGAAGGGTCTATACTCAAGACTGATCCAGAATAAGAAATCCAATCTCCTAGTATCTTTTGTGGTTTGTAGAAAGCATCACCAGGAAGTCCCACATTTGGTACATCATTGAGTTTATCTGATGAGTCATTGGACCAGATCGGTTTTTCTGGTGCTTTGTCTCTATCGAGGGACATCACCACTAAATCCGATAGTTTCAATGGATACCTATCAGCATCACTCAAGGAAGTGTCTAGCATATACTGCATATTGAATCCTGAGCGACCATAGGATAACTCACGTTCCAATAAGTCCTCATCATCGAACCGAAGAGGATCAGTAGGTTGTTGTACTAAAGATGGATCTTTCTCTAACTTCTCTAGGATGAATGGAGCTAGTCTATCTTCGTACTTATGGACTAGTTTCTCCGATGGGTATCTTCCAGGCCATATACGTGCTTGATATCCTCGATTGGGAAGTTGTTCGTACAAAGACATCTCCGTTTGTGGAGTCCCTAAGTAGATAATCATTCCATCAGGTTTAAGGATAGCATCAAACTCCTTAACGGACTCCGAGAGTTTATCTCTCATCATCTGGGTCATAGAGTTATTCGGAACCTCTACATCATCAGCTACGATGAGGTCTGCTCTCGATCCTGCGAGTTGACCAGTGATACCTACGGATTTCACAGAGGGACTATGACTAGCCTTAGCAGGACCAACATCAAAAGAGATCTTAGATTGCCTCTGGTTATCCTTAGGTATCAAATGTTGAAGGATAGGCATCTCATGGATTAACCTCTGCGTGAATGTACTAAAGTCATCTGCTCTAATCTTAGATGCAGAGACTACGAGTACCTTTGTCTCAGGGTCATGAAGTAACCTCCAAGTAACAAAGGCACTCGTGATGTAGGACTTCCCGACTCCTCTGA